TGGAAGAGTATGCATTCGACCTCTCCGAGTGTGAGTTGGCGATTATTAGGGAGCTAGATGGCAAGACTAAACAATCCGAACGCGGCGAAGAACTTAACGCCTAACAGTGCGCGAACCAAGGCTGAGCTGAGCGAGATAGGAAAGAAGGGCGCCGCAAAGTCTAACGCGGTGCAGAAGCGCAGACGCGAGATTCGCGAGACCCTTCTAGATCTTCTCGCCATGCCGATGAAACCGGGCAAGCTGTCTCAGGCGTCCACCATCGCAGGGCTCACGGGTAAGAACGTGACCGCCAGCGAAGCCATGGCGCTTGCCATGCTCGCCCAGGCACTCGAAGGAGACGTTCGCGCGGCTGAGTTCGTTCGCGATTCTTCTGGACAAAAGCCTGTGCAGCAAATGGAAGTGTCCGCCAACGCTAAGGAAGCCAGCGCCGCGTTTAAGAGTTTGCTCGACGAGGTAGAGAGCGATGGAGACAAATAGAGCACTCGCGACGCTTATAGCCAAGCATCCGGTTCGCCTGGCGCATGAGCTAGGTTACGACCTTCTGCGCGAAGGACTCCACGACAAATGGATCCATGAGATGGTCTTTGGCCACGGCGACATGACGCTTCAGTCTCATCGTGGTTCATACAAGACGACCTGCGTCGAGGTGGCTCTGTGGTTGATATTGCTCACGCGTCCGGACTTGACGGTGGGATTTCAGCGCAAAGGCGAGAATGACGTCGCGGAAGTACTCGCGGCGGTCAAGCGTATGGTCGAACATCCGCTCACCCAGGAGATTGCGCAGAGCATCTACAGCCAGCCACTGAAACTGACCACGGCAAGCTCTACGGCAATCTCGACGAGCCTGGCGTGCAACGTCTCCGGGTCCCCTCAACTGACGGGCATTGGCATTGGCGGCTCGCTTACCGGTAAGCACTGGGACATCATCTTTACGGACGACATCGTTACACTGCGTGACCGCGTGAGCCGTGCTGAGCGTGAGCGCACAAAGCAGATTTACCGCGAGCTGCAGAACGTCAAGAACCGCGGCGGACGCATCATCAACACGGGAACCCCATGGCATAAAGACGACGCGTTCACCATTATGCCGCCCGCTGAGAAGTGGCCATGGGACACCACAGGGCTCGTGAGTGTGGACGCAGCCACGCAACTGAAGGCGTCAATGACGCACTCACTTTTTGCGGCTAACTACGAACTGCGTCACGTGGCAGAGGAGGGCGTGGTCTTCGAGGGCGACTGTAAGACCTTCAAAGACGAGAGCCTTCTTTACGACGGTATCATGCATGTGGATGCGGCCTATGGTGGTTCAGACGGTACGGCCATCACGTGTATCAAGTGGGTGGATGATGAAGCATACGTCCACGGCGAGCTGTACCGCGAGACGCACGTTGACAGGTGCATGGCGCGCATCTTAGAGCTACACCGCGAACTGAGACTTGGCACAGTCTACATGGAGAAGAACGCGGACAAAGGCTACGTGGCCGACAAGCTCGACGGGTACGGCCTGCCCGTTCACACGTATTCAGAGACTGCAAACAAGTTCATCAAGATTGCGACGTATGGCCGAGGTACATGGTCCAAGCTGTCCAGGCTTGAGAGTGTCCACGAAGCCAGCGTCGATTATTGGAACGAAGTCATGGACTTCACCGAGGGAGCAGAGCACGATGATGCGCCTGATTCTCTCTCATGCGCTATTCGCTTGCACGATAACGCGCCGACCATTCGACTATTTAGAGGAGGCATTTAGTGAGTGCTGACGTTAAAGGAGCAAACGCTTCCACGTTTGAGCCAAGGGGTGGCTACCGTCTACCAAAGGACACACAGATGACCGCAGAGCTTCTTGGCAAGCTTTTGGTGGACTATCGCTCGAAGCAGGTTAACCGCTTGGCCAGTCTTCGCAAAGCATACGAAGGCGACCACGATATTCTGCACCAGAAAGCAAAGGCAGAATACAAGCCAGACAATAGACTCGTGGCCAACTTTGCCAAACAGATCGTTGACTCCATGGTCGGCTACTTCCTGGGCGTTCCTATTCGTACTACCGCTGACGATGAAGCGTTCGCGGAGTATTTGGACGTATGGAGCGCGGTCAACGACTCCGATGACTTAGACGCTGAGCTTTCCAAGCTGGCGGACATTTATGGCGCAGGCTACGAGCTGATGTGGCGCGACGAGGAAGCCTTCGCGCGTTCTTGCTCCGTGACACCGATGAATTGCTTCGTTGTCCGCGATGACACGGTAGAAAATGACATCATCTACGCGGTGCGCTTCTGGTTGGACGATAACCTTTTCGACAACGCGCGAGACACACTGCGCGGAACACTCTACGACCCTATGTTTGAGACGCCGTTCGTGATGGACGGCTCGAAGGTCATCTTCGGTGAGCCTGTCATCCACGGCTTTGACGATGTACCTGTGGTTGAGTATGTGGACAATGAGGAGCGCCTGGGACTCTTTGAGGGCGTCATGTCACTCATTAACGCGTACAACAAGGCCATCTCCGAGAAGGCCAACGATGTCGAGTACTACGCTGACGCATATCTGAAGATTCTCGGTGCACGCCTGGACGACCAGACACTGCAGGACTTGAGAGATTCGCGCATCATCAACCTGGACTCGAGAGACGCAGCAAACGTCACCGTTGAGTTTCTGTCTAAGCCTGACGCGGACGGAACACAGGAAAACTTCATTGATCGCGTGGAACGTCTTATCTTCGTTCTGTCGATGGTGTCAGACCTCTCGAGCGAGAAGTTCGATACCAGCTCCGGCATTGCTATCAAGTACCGCCTGCAGGCTATGAGCGATATCGCCGTAGTAAAGCAGAGGAAGTTCCGACGTTCACTCTCTAGGCGCTGGAAGCTGCTCTGTAACTATGCAGGAAACACGCGTCTGGATGCCAAAGCATGGACGACCGTCCGCGCTACCTTCACACGAAACCTACCATCGAACTTGCTCGAAGAGTCTCAGATTGCTGGCAACCTCTCCGGTATTACATCCGAGGAGACGCAGCTCTCCGTTCTATCGTGTGTTGATTCGCCACAGGCTGAAATGCAGCGCATGGCCGACGAGCGAGCCGAGCAGGCCGCGCAGATGGTCCCAGACCGTACGAACGAAAACAATAACTAAGGAGCAACATGGACTCGTATTGGCACAGCCGCCAAACACTCGCTGACGCAGCGATGGAGAAAGACGAACGCGCTCTGTCGATACGCGTCCATAACGCCTACGAGAGCGAGCTTCGCCGCTTGAACCGCGAGATTGCGGAGTACTATCAGCGCTACGGCGAGAATGGTGTCCTGGAGTATCGCCGTCTCATGGAGACGATGGACCCTAAAGACCGCGAGCTTCTTATTCGCGACTGTGACGAGTTTCTGCGCCAGCATCCGGATATGCAGTCCATTGTGGATGTGCGTAAATCAATCTACCAACTGAACAGACTCGAAGGCTTACAGGCGTCCGCACGCTTGCACCTCTACCAAGCAACGGGCGATGTGGTTCAGCGCATTGACAACCACATCATGCGCCAGTCCTTGCGCGGTGCAAACACAGCGGCTGAAGCGATGGGATTTGGTCGAGCGTTCTACAGCATGGACTCTGACGCGGTTCGTCGATTCGTTGATACGGTGTGGACGGGTAACACGTCATACTCTCAGCGCATCTGGGACAACACGGAAACCCTCGCGTCTTACGTGGCGCAGGACATGTCGAAGGCACTCGCGCGCGGTGATTCGTACCAGCGAATTGCGAAGGCTCTTGAGAAGCGTTTTGTGGACGTTCCGCAGTCATCGCTTATGCGCCTGGTTTACACCGAGGGAACTTACGTCTCACGAATGGCGCAGGTTGAGGAGCTGAAACGTGAAGGCTTCGACTCTTACACCATCGAGGTGGTGCATGACGAGCGCGCTTGTGAAGAGTGCGAAGGCGTGAATGGATCTACGTTTAGGTTCGAGGATATGCAAGTGGGCGTAAACTTCCCACCACTCCACCCATATTGCAGGTGCCAGATTGCGCCAGCTGTGGACGATTGGGACGCCTGGCAACAGAAGCAGGAGGAACTGGCGAGACAGAAAGCTACAGAAGATGCTCGCGAGAATTGGGAAGGCGTTGGAGCGAAGAAAGCAAGCAAGCGTAAGATTGACGAGCTCTCAGGTAACCCACTTAATCCAAAGCCAGGTGAAGGAAGTGTTACTTATGAAAAGCCTAGAGATAACCTCGAACCGCATGAAGTAAAAACTGTTGATGATTTGGTGCGGTTTGGCTATAAAGTTGTTGTTTCTGGAGAAGATCCAGATGCCCCGGCGAATATAGATCTTGAGCTTGGTCCAAAAAGACAAAAGTGGGAGATGAAGAATGTCGGAGATGGAAAGCATGCCGTTGAAGACAGAATGCGCGACGGATATCACAAATGGAAAAAACTCGGAATAAATCCGTCAGAGTCTCGCATGGTGATTACATCATATAATGCAACGAAAGACGAGCAGGATATTATTGACGATATCAAGTTTCGTATGAAGAAATATGCAGTTGAAGTCATATATATCTATCGCGATGGAAGTAAGTCGATATTCTTGTCGAGATAAAGAATGCGAGGCCGTGTCCTTCCAATTGGCTGGATGGGCGTACCTCGCTTTATCTGTAATATACCCTATTTTTTAGATATCAGTCAATAAGGTTTTTTAATTTTAGGAGGTGAGAATATGGCGCGAGTAGTTATCTACATGGCCGAGTGGTGCAGTCTTTGTCGCGGGACTATCAAGAGGGTAGTGCCGGCTTTATCTGAAGAAGATATTGAATACGAGATTATCGACGTGGACTGCTCACCGAGGTCCAAGGACGCGAAGAGCATCACTCACCTTCCGACGGTGTGTGTTGTGGACGCAGGGGAGCGCGAGCTTATGCGTTGCCGTGGATGTCCCACAAACGAGGTACTAGAGAAAATTATTGAACTGTGTATTGAAAGCGACTAGACGGTCGCTTTTTAATGCATCGACCAAGCTTTGATGTCGCTAAAAGCTAAGGAGAAAAGGCACGCCGACGCGCCTGGGAGCGCCGGGGATTAGGAGAAAAACAATGGGTGCAGAAACTAACGCAGCAACAACCACGGAGACCACAGAGGGGACTAAGCAAGCTCAAGCTCCTGTAGTGGATGGCGAGGGCGCTAACAAGGACGTGACCACCACCACACAGACAGAGCCAAAGCAGGACAACAAGCAGCAGCCAAAGTACACGGACGCTGATGTTGACGAGATTGTCTCCAAGCGTCTCGCGAAGTGGGAAAAGCAGCAAGCCGCAAAGGTTGAGGAAGCTGCAAAGCTGGCCGAGATGAACGCTCAGCAAAAAGCAGAGTACGAACGTGACAAGGTCCAGAAGGAGCTTGACGAGTACAAGCGTCGAGACACCGTAAACGCGATGGTGGCTGAGTCTCGTCGTCAACTCTCTGAGCAAGGTATCGCGGTCAGTGATGACATTCTCGCGCGTTTAGTGGGTGAGACTGCAGAGGAAACAAAGGCGTCCGTTGACGCTTTCTCAACGGCTTTCACGGCGGCCGTAGAAGATGCCGTGAAGAAACAGCTCGCGGGCAAAGCTCCTGCGGCGGGTGTGGCCACTAAGACAATGACCAAAGAAGAGATCTTGGCCATCAAGGACCCAATCACTCGCCAGGCAGCTATCCGTGACAACATCGGATTATTTGTTTAACACTAAGAAAGGTGGCTTATTATGCCAGCAGAAACAGGACTTACCGTAAAGACCGACATCGCTCCTGAGATTTCTATTGATTACGTCAACCGATTCTCCCAGGGCATCCAGGAGCTTCAGAAGGCTCTCGGTATTACCAACCTTATCCCAGTACCACAGGGCGGCACCATCAAGACCTACAAGTTCGTGAAGGACGTTAAGAATGGCGTAGTTGCTGAGGGTGACACCATTCCAGCGTCTAACATCAAGCGTCAGCTTGACCAGACCATCGAGCTTCCTCTTAAAAAGTATCGCCGTGTAACCTCTGCCGAAGCTATCCAGCTTCGCGGACGCGATCGTGCAATCAATGAAGCTGACGCTCAGCTTATTGGCACCATTCAGAGCGGCATCAGAAACGACCTGATTGCAAGCGTCTCCACCACTACAGCTGCAGCTAAGCAGGGCAAGACCCTTCAGGCAGCTATGGCTAACCTCTGGGCAACCCTTACCACTAAGTTCGAGGGTTATGACGGATTCGATACTGACGCAGCCAACCCATTCGTCTTCTTCGTCAATCCTCTTGATGTGGCTGACTACCTCGGCACTGCAACCGTAACCACCCAGAACGCTGCAGGCATCACCTACCTCAAGGACTTCCTTGGCCTGGGTACCGCAATCACCTCTTCCGCAGTTAGGGCAGGTACTCTCTTTGGTACTGCAGCTATGAACCTCAACCTGGCATATATCCCAGCAAATGGTTCTGACCTTGCTTCCACCTTCGGCCTGACCTCCGACGCTACTGGTTTCGTTGGTATCACCCACAGCACCGACACCAAGACCGCAACTTGCGACACCTTGGTTATGTCTGGCGTCAAGATCTTCCCAGAGATTACCGACGGTGTTGTCAAGGCTGAGATTAAGGCAACCGTCTAATCCACGAGTAAGGAGGTGAGCGTATGAGCGTATTAGATCGTGTCAAGACACGACTCGAAGCGGTTGAGGATAAGCCGAGCGATAAGTGGCTGGAAGAGGTCACGCATACGCTCACGGACCGCATCTGTTTGCGCATTGGTGTATCCACGCTACCCACCACAGCTGAATCCCTTGTGGTCGATGCGACCATCAAGGCGGTGAATCGCCGATTCGATGAAGGTGTCACACAGGAGGCGGAGGGACAGGGCGGAACCTTGTCCCTTCAGTTTGTGGACGATTTGCTCGCCGAATACGCAGCGGAGCTTTCCGCATTGGCTGAGATTGCTAGGGCGGACAATACCGCCGCCCTGCAGTTCCCAAAGGTGAGGTTCGTATGAAGTGGCGGATGTGCGAGCTGATTGAGCTCGCGGACACCGACGCGCGCGACAAACTAGGCAATCGCGTGCTCTCGCGCCGGGTGCTTACAACCACCCGGGCGAGGGTATGCCCTGCGTCACTTGTAGAGACGGCAAACGAAGGCAACGACTACGCGGCGTGTGACTTGACGCTTATCACGACAGTACCCGCCGAGCTTGCCCTTCGCGCGTCTCTTATTCGCTTTCCCGTGATTGACGCTGGCGACGTCTATGAGGTCATCCATGTGAGTGACTTCGGACGCCGTCGCGTTCTGTCACTGAAGAAGCTAAAGGGTGATGCGTATGCCTAGTGTTCGCCTGGAGTTTGATGACGGCGGACTTGGCGACGCACTGAAAGAGCTTGCAAACATCAAGCCTGAAATTGTTATGAAGCGCACCGTGAATGAGATAGCCGAAGACCTACGCGCAACCACACCGAGAGACACGGGCGAGTTGATTGGATCCATTCGCCAAAGCGTCAAAGGTGGCGAAGGAGAGATTGGCTACACAGGCGAATACGCTCCGCATGTTGAGTATGGCCACCGACAAAACGTTGGCCAGTACGTTCCGAAGCTTGGCAAGCGCCTAAAGGCGCCATTCGTGGAAGGCCAGCACTTCTTTGCTACGGAAATCAAGGCGGCGCGCGCTGTTCTGAAGAAGCGGTGCGGTGAGTATCTAAGGAGTAAAGGCTTATGAGGCAAGCACTAAAGCGACTCCCGCTTGACGACTTTGTCGCGGCGGTTGTGGCACGTGTCAAAGAAGGCACGGGCGTTAAATGTGTGACCGACGCGAATAAAGAACCCTCTCCTCTTTATTCCGTCGGCGCACTCTCAGCTCGCCCGGACAAAACAAAAACAATGTGGCTGGACGTCTACACCATCGAGCTTCACGCAATCTCTAAGCCGTCTAAGACGCGCGAGGAAATATTCAAGATGGTGACGGCTCTAGAAGAAGCCATGAGCCAGCCGATTAGTTTGGCTTGTCCGTTCCAGGTCATCCGTCAGACGGATAACGGTCTAAACACAATCAAGCGAGACGAGACAGGAGAATGGCACGCGGTTGTGCCGTTTGAAGTAGTCGTTTCCTATGGTCTGATTATTAAGTAGAAAGGGGCATTACTATGCCAGATTCAACTGCATTCGATAGTGGTGCATATTGTGACGTCTCCGCCGGTGGCGTGAACGCTGTAAACGGCGCAGAGGTCCTGCTCGGCGTATTCAGTGCGGACGGTTCTAAGCTTCTCGCAATCGCTGGCGAGAAGTCTCACAAGGTATCGCTTTCCGCTGATACTACAAGCGTCTCCACGAAGTCTTCTCGCGGCGCTTGGAAGGTTAACCGCGCATCTACCCGTTCCTTCGAGGTTTCCGTCGATACGGTGGCCGTCAAGGACGCTGAGAGCGATAAGCTGTTCCGCCAGGCACTTGCCGACGGCACCATTCTGTGCGTCAAGGAGTTCTTGGACAACACAGACTTCACGCCAATCGGCGGCGGCGCTGTCATCGTTACCAAGTACGAGGCAGACTCGCCAACCGATGACGTTCGCACCGCGTCTGTGTCTCTCACAGGCACAGGCAAGTGGACGTGGTTTGACATTGACGCAGCCGCCAAGGCTAAGGCAATCACCAAGCCAACAGGACGATAAGCGTCCACAAACACAACTCACGGGGTAGCTTCGGCTGCCCCTTTTTTATTAGTTAAGGAGTAAGAAATGGCAGATTTTACCTTCGAGGTAGACGGTACTACATACGAGCTTCTCTACGCGGAGAAGCGTGTTGAGATGGCCGAGAGTGCAATTGGTAACAAGAGCATTATTTCCGTGTTCACCGCTCAGCCAACCCTGCGCGAGACTAAGACTATCTTCGCGTATGGCATCCGCGAGAGTGGTCAGAGTGCATGGGTAAATCCAACACAGGCCATCGAGCTTGCTGGAAAGTACCTTCAGGAGCATGGTTATGCTCAGATGATTGAAGCCGTAAGCGACTCACTCATGAAGGACTGCGGTTTTTTATTCCGATAGATCTGGTGAGCCCGCGCTGGGTCAGACCGTCCACACACAAACAACAACAAGCCAACCAACTACAAGAAGCGCCGCAGAAGCCACTGACAGGCTACGAGCGTGATGCAATGTGGGCGTGGGCGGCTGTTCGCTTTGGGTGGACGCCGGACGAGTTTGACAGGCTCACAGCGGCTCAGATTGCCCTTCTTCAAGTGGCTGAACATGACCGTGTTGCATCTGACCAAATGCTTCTCAATGAAGCAATCGCTAACGCGCTCGCTAACGGTTACAAGAAGAAGAGCGAAGAGCCTGAACTTCTGTGGGTCGAAGCAAACACCCCTGACAGAAAGACCATGAGCGCAAAAGAAGCGCGCGACAAAATGGCCGCGCTCGAGAAGGCTCTATCGAATCAACAGAAATAAACATGAGAGGAGGTATATATGGCAAGTGACTATACACTCTCCGCGAAGTTCACCGTCAACGCCGACGGTTTCATTGATGGCGTAAACAAGGCACAGTCTTCACTCAGTCAGATCCAGAACAAAGCGCAGGAAGTATCGCGCTCTATGGACCACAGCATGGGCGACGCGTCTGGCAGCGTGCAGTCATCGTTTGCCGAGCTTAGGTCGCGGGCTCAGAACATCTTCAGTGGTATCGCGACAAGCGCGAGAAACGGACTGAGCAACGCATGGAACGCCGTGCGTACCAACACCCAGCAAATCACGAGCTCACTAATTGGCGTAGGCCAGGCGGGAATTGCCGCGGTTGCTGGTATGGCCATCCAGGGCGGCATCGACCGCGCGCTGAATATCGACAACGCACGAAAGAAGCTCGCTGGCTTTGGCCATGACGCCCAGGACATCGAATCCATTATGGACTCGGCCACGCAATCAGTACGTGGCACGGCGTTTGGTTTGGGTGATGCAGCGACAGCCGCAGCAACGCTTTCTGCAGCCGGTATTAAATCCGGCGAGGATATGACCAACACGCTGAAGTCCGTCGCAAACGTTGCGGCGGCATCTGGTCGAGCGTTCAACGATATCGGCGTCATCTTTTCATCTGTCGCATCGCGCGGCAAGCTCATGGGCGACGACATGCTGCAGCTTTCAAGCTCTGGCGTGCCGGTACTTCAGCTTCTTGGTGAATACCTTGGCAAGACGTCCAAGGAAGTCTCTGACATGGTCTCCAAGGGTCAGATTGACTTCCATACATTCTCAGAAGCCATGCGCATCGGTTTAGGCGAAGCGGCTCTGTCATCTGGTAACACACTGGCTGGCTCATTCGCCAATGTTCGCGCCGCTTTGTCGCGTTTAACCGCTCCAATCTTCACACAAGCCATTCAAGTGTTGGTTGATGCGTTCAAGCAAGCCGCACCGGCTATTGATGCCATGGGCAAGCAACTCGGCAATATTCCGACGTTCGTGGCTCCTATCGCCGCGGCTTTCTCGGCCATGGCTCTCAGTGGCCTTGCTCCGGTTATTGCCAATATCCCGGTGCTTGGCGGTATGCTTGGCCCTTTGTCTGGCTTGCTTAGCGCGCTAGGTGGCCCCGTTGGAATCGCTATCGCTGCGTTTGCGGGACTGGCCGCGGTGTCTCCACCACTACAAGAGGCGCTCGGCAATCTTATGGGCGCACTTGGTGAGCTTGGTAACGCGCTAGGGCCAATCTTCGGTGCTGCAATAGACGCCATCGTTCCAGTGCTCAACTCAATCGTTGAGGTACTCGGCGGGGCGTTTGCGGTCGTTGTTAACGGCGCAGCGGATTTAATCAAGCAACTCGCGGACGCAATCACCAACCTATCCACTGGCGGAGGATTTGACGCGTGGCTTCAGTCCATGCAGCCGGTGGCCGACTTCGTCATGAGTATCCTGCAGCCTGCACTTGACGGACTAAGCACGGGCGCGGGTCTTATCGTTGAAGCGTTCAGCGGATTCGGTGAAGCTGTTGGCGGAGCGTTTGAAACTCTATCGCCATACATTGAAACAGCAAGGGACGCCATTTCTCAGTTCGCTGCAGCGGCTCAGCCACTTGTTGACACAGTCCTGCAGAACTTGGGCGTGGCGTTTACTACAGTGGCCACAATCGTGTCCGTGGTATTTGGTGCGGCATTTGAGGTTGTCGGCGGTATTGTCATGGCGGTAATGGGAACAATCTCCGGCATCATTCAGACCACGGTCGGCGTGATTCAGACGGTTATCGGCGTGTTTGTTGGCATCTTCACAGGCAACTGGCAGATGGCTGCCAATGGCGCCCAGACAGTGTTCCAAGGCATGAGTACAACCGTCACGAGCATCGTGAACGGTCTCTCGTCTGCTCTGTCCGGCATTATTAACGGTATCTCCGGAACGTTCCAGGCAGTGTTTAACGGTATCTCGAGCACGGTGGGCAACGTCTTCCACGGTATCTCGAGCACGATTGGCAACGTCATGGGCGACGCCAAGAACACGGTATCGGGGGCGCTGGACGCAATCGGCGGATTCTTCCGTGGACTTCATCTTGAGTTCCCAAAGATTAAGCTTCCACACTTCAGTATCTCCGGCACATTCTCGCTCGCGCCACCATCAGTCCCAAGCCTGGGCCTTGAATGGTACGCCGACGGCGGTGTTCTGATGAATCCGACCATGTTCGGCATGAACGGAAACAAGGCCATGATTGGCGGAGAAGCAGGACCTGAAGCGGTCGCACCAATTAGCACGCTCACAGGCTACATCAGCGACGCGGTGAACAACTCTAAGAGTGACGACGAGCTGATTAGCGAGATTGCTGGACTGCGTGAAGATGTGCGCAATATGCGCGTTGTGATGGATGGCCAGACGGTCGGTTCGATTGTCTCGCCCTACGTTGACTCGAACCTTGGCGAATATAAGGTGGTGGCAAACAGATGACGGAACTAACAGACACGTATGAAGTTGTAGTTGATGGAGTGCCGCTTTGCGCCACCTATCGCCTGGTAGTTACGAACTACACCGACAAGCCACCAACCACTAGAACGTCTACGGTGTCTATTCCTGGACGCGATGGCGTGCTGGACTTGTCTGAGTGGCTGACAGGCGCTCCAGTGTTCGACAAGCGGACAATCACCATCACACTTTCACCGCTTGATACACATGACTGGGCAAGCGTTGAGACGACGCTGACCGCCCTGCGTAACCTGCTTCACGGTAGGCGCTTAGAGTTCACGTTGTCCTGGGACGAGGGTTACACCTACACAGGACGCTTCGAGGTTACCTCCCAGACGCTCTACGACGAGACGGCGGCCATCAAGCTAACGATCACTGCAGATCCATACAAGTCGCGCGGTGTCATGCACTACGAGCTTGACGGTGAGCTTGGCAAGACATACACCATCGACGGCCCCGCTCATGCGGTAGTTCCGACCATCACATGCCAGACGCGCGCCCTAGTTAATATCAACGGGCGAACCGTTGACCTTCAGCCGGGTGTGTGGATAAACCGCGACCTGGAGCTGCACAACGGAAAGAACCGCGTAACCGTGAACACTACGCCGGACTACGGAACGGCCATCTGGCGCGATTATGCGGGACTTACGTGGGGGCAACTCGACGGCACAAGCCTGGCATACATTGGCCGCGCTGGAAAGAACAGGCTCAAGGGTCTGACATGGTCCAGTCTTGCTGGTAAGAAGTGGCAGGACATGCGCGGAACGTGGCGCGGGCATGCGTACGTCGATGACGCGGAGACGCACAACAACACAACAGTTACGCTCGACTTCGAGTGGAAGGACATTTAATGAGCACAAAGACACCAAGGCTGGGTCTCACTAAGCCTGACGTCACGGACGAGACTGTTCAGACTATTAAGGACCTCGCCAAGAATTTCGACCTCCTGGACGCTATGTATCCAGTGGGAATTATTATTCAGCTAACTAAACCAACAGATCCCTCTACGTTTCTGGGTGGCACATGGCAGCAATTAAATGGTGTATTCCTGTTAGGACAGTCGCAGAAGTTCCCCGCAGGTTCTACGGGTGGCGAGGATACTCATACATTGACTGTTAACGAGATGCCAAACCACAGCCATGACACCTCGATGCTTTATGGCCATACTTGGGGCAGTGGTAACCAATGGACGGCATACTCCAGTGGCGATGTAACAAACTACCGCTTTAAGGTTGACCCAGTCGGCGGCGGGCAACCACATAACAACATGCCACCATATCGTTCCGTTTATATGTGGGAGAGGGTGGCATAAATGTATGTGCTGACTTATGCGGGAAACGTCATTCATGATCCGCGTGAGGAAGGCGTGCAAATCTCAACCGGTAAGCTTGTAGAAGAGTCGGGGCAGTCTCCGACTCTTTCTTTTACCGTGCAGCCAACACACCCACTCTGGCGCGCATTCAACCGTGAATCGGTCATGAACACCGAACGCGAAATTGAACTCACGGAGCACGAAACACAGAAGATTCTCTTCCGTGGTCGTATTCGCAAAGTGTCGATGTCCATGAACGGATCTATTGATGTCACTTGTGAGGGAGCGATGGCGTACCTCAATGACACCACGGTTCGTCCATATAAGACATACGACACCGACGAGATTGACTGCGAGATTAACGCGCCCGCTAAGGCTGGCGAGTTGTTCGAGTGGTTCATTGAGCAGCACAATTCGCGCGTGTCTAACCGATGCGAGAAGTTCAAGGTAGGCATTAACGCTGGCGTTAACTTCGGCGCGCTTCAGCGTGGTACCGGCACACGTCCGACCACTCTGAAGGAGATGCGCGAGAAGCTCACAAAGCTCTGCGGCGGTTATTTCCGTGTTCGCTATGTGGGCGAGGATAACTACCTCGATTGGCTGAACGCGGACGGCTCAAGCGAAGCTGCGCAGTCTGTAGAGCTTGGCCAGAACCTTCTTGATCTAAACACCGGCGCGGACGGTAAGGACATCTACACGGCCATCGTGCCCGTAGGAAAGACCGGCGAGGGTGAAGACGAGAAGGACGTAACCATCGACGATGAACACGCCTACGTTGGCGGTGGTTATGACATTGTTGGCGACGCGGTTGTTGATACTGCAATGGCTGAGCGTTATGGCGTCATTGAAAAGTTGATGGAGTATGACCATCTAAGCCAGCCACAGGCACTCGCAGACAAAGCAGTAGCCGACCTTGCCGCGGGCAAGCTCTCTGATTCCATCACCGTAAGTGCTACGGACTTACACTACGCAGACGCGGCTGTTCAGCAGATTGATTACTTGCAGCGCGTCCAGGTCACAAGCGAGCCGCATGGCATCGACCGCATGATGCTCTGTGTTGGTCGAACGATTAACCTTGTTGACCCAAAGGCCACGCGATACAGCTTCGGCGCAATCGAAGGAACGCTGACCAAGAGTGGCACAACGTCCCAGGAACGCACACAGGAAGCCACGGAGAAGCGTCTGACCGCCCTCGCATCGACCACGCGCAAAACGGTAGAAGACACTCACAAGACGACCGTAGCAGTTGCAGCAGTCGAGGAGAAGGCGGCGGCAGTTGAGAAGAAGGCTGACGCAGCAACAGAGAAGATTGCTGACGTAGCAACCACAGCAACAGCAGCAGCGGAGAAGGTTGATACTGTCGCGGCTAAAGCGGAGAAGGCAGCGGAGGAAGTGAGCCATGTAGCCACAGACGCAAAGAACGCAACAACAGCAGCAAAGGAGGCAAAGACTATGGCAACAGAAGCAAACAACAAGGCAAAAGAGGTAAAGGCTGCGGTTGATGACATGAGGAACGTATTTACTCACGACGAACAGGGCGCTCACGTTGGAGACAAAAGGGCGGGGCATGTTACTGTAACCAGTGACGGAATGAGTATTTTTGACGGTGAGAGCCAAATTGCGAGTTTTGAGAGCAACATAATCAGCCTAGGGGGTAGCGCTCTTAATATTGTCGCGGGCTATCAAGATAACAGGGGTAGCAGGGCAACGTCTCTAATGACTGATAATATCTTGTTTAAGACTACGGGGTTTGTCGCAAGCGAGTCTCAGTTTGTAGGAGCAAAAGTAACAAGTTCAGATAAGATGCACTTTACAGATATTGGACTGAGCGATACTAGCGTAAGCGTATCTACTGATAACAATGCAGCAACGGGTGACATCAAGTATACAGACCTCATCAAGCTGATGAAGTTCACACCCTGGACCACCCTGCAAGATGACGGCGCTTGCCGTGTTCGCTACTGCGTTCGCGGCGGCATGATGTATCTCGATTGTTATCTTGCAGCGGGATATTCGAGTCGTATCACAACGGCAGAAATGCCTAAGGAACTATTACCAGCCACTAATGGTTATTACCCTCTAGGCACACAGGACGGCAACAACACCGCTAAGGTCTGGGTTGGTTCAGCGAACAGTAACGACGGTCATATTTACCTCTATAACTACAGCAGTGGTTACGCTACAGGAATTATCCCGCTGCTACCTCAGAGTATGGAATAGGAGGTGACGATATGAACCCACTAACCTTCGAGCAGATTATTGCGACTGTCTCATTTTTGGGCATGATGGTCTCTCTCATCAATGGCGCTCGAGCGATGACCAGAGCCAGCAATGAAGACACCATGCGACTGGTGCGCATTGAAGAAGGCGTGAAGCAGCTCAAGGGAGACGCAGAAGATAGCCAGAAAGCGTTTGCGGCTTACATGGCACGCACGGATGAGGTTATTTCAACGCTTAAAGAGAACATTGCCCATCACGATACCCGCTTGGCTGTGGTTGAGGATGTGACCCGTACACAGGCGGGACGGCTAGAGCGCCTCGAACAGGCGAGTACACACTAATTCTTATCTAAGGAGATTCACATGATTAACTGGAAAGTACGTCTTAATAACCCTGCTTGGTGGCTGGGAATGGCTGGAATTGTCATGAGCCCAATCTTGGCTTACCTCGGACTAGCATACTCTGACCTCACCACTTGGGGCAGCCTTGCTGATGTGTTTGTTAAGTTCATTAGCAACCCTTACTTGATTGGCACCGTTGTTGTGGCGGTCTTGGGTGCTATCGGTGTAACCGTTGACCCAACAACTAAGGGACTAAGCGATTCTGCACGTGCAATGACATACAACAAACCAAGCGTAAGCCCTTTAGACGGGGGAGAGCACTAATGGCAGATTTTTCTGGCGAGATTACCGCCGACGCGTATATTCCAACGTCAGCATATTCAGCCGGGCGAGACGGTCATTCCGTGCAGTATATCGTGGTACACCACGAAGCTGCCACGGGTTTAGATGGTGCAGCCATCACAGCAATGTGGGACAGGATGCAGGCACAGTCCGCGCATTATTCTGTGGATGGCGCAGGCACTATCACCCAGCACGTACTGGAGAGCAATACCGCATGGGCGTGTGGTCGTTGGGTTGCTAACTGTGACAGTATCAGCATTGAGCATGCGAACAACTCCACATCGCCCTGGACTGTCTCTGAAGCTACCCTAGAGAGCGGTGCACACCTCGTGGCCGCTCTTCTTATTAAATACGGCTTGGGATACCCACGTTGGGGCGGAAACGTTCGTCCGCATTCGCAGATTGTGGCTACGGCTTGCCCTGGCGAGCTTGCACATTCACAGAACGCGCAATACATGAGCCGTGTTTGCTACTGGTACGAGGTTATGACAGGTGCACGATCCGTTGAGGAGCGCGGCTGGCATACCAACGGCAAGGGTTCTTGGTGGTATCAGACGGGCGCAACGTCCGACGATTACGCCACAGGCTGGCTCAAAGTCGGCGACGGCTGGTATTACTTCAACGAGTCCGGTTGGATGTTAACTGGTTGGGTATTCGCTTCTTGGAGTGACTCGGATAAGTATTGGTGGTACTTCGGCGAGGACGGCGCATTGCAGTTCGATAAGTGGCTTGAATACAACAACGGCTGGTATATGCTTCTCTCTGATGGTCGCATGGCGACAGGTTGGCAGGAGCGCGACGGTAAGCGTTATTACCTCGACGAGACAGGCCGCATGGCTACTGGTTGGCTAAAGCTGGATAACGACTGGTATTATCTACGCTCTGACGGCTCACGAGTTGAAGATTGCCTTTACGAAGTCGGAGCAGACAACATCTGCGCCTTCGACAAGGACGGCAAACTTCTCACGGGTGACATCACCGTAACCACGAATGACGATGGATACATCGCTGGAATTAAGTAATATTTACCCCTCCTGGCTTATGCTGGGAGGGGTATTTTTGTGTCCCAAGCGCGTCCTAAATAGCATTTTTACGCGTATCTTCTGAACCTTATCGCCAACAAAACTGCACTTAATACGCATATAAACAATGTAGATATTTAACTGCTACAATGAAAG